CAGTCCCGCGATCTCCCCGTAGGTGCGCGCCAGCCGAGACCACGTCCCGCGGCCGCGCATCACGAAGGCCTTGTCGTCGACTATGAGGTCTACTAAGGGTTTCCCGCCCAAGCCATCGTCGATGGCATCGAACACGCCAGGCAGGTACGTCTCGACGAACAAGATCATCTGCTCGTACCGGGCCTGGTGGATCGCCCGCGAGCGCTCCCACGCCGCGCGGTTGTCCGCCACCACACCGGCGCGCACCAAAGGGTTGAGCGACGGGTCGAGTAGCAGAGCACGGGACGCGCGCCCCGACCACAGCAGCAAGATGTGCCCGGCGGCTTTGAGCGCCAGCAGGCCTTCCCGGGCCCCTTCGATGAACTCCAGCGGGGATTCCAGATCGTCGTAGGCGTGCTCTTGCTTTACGACAGTGCCGTCGAAGTCGACTGCGATCTTCACGGCTACTCGGCCCCTTGGTTCAGCATGCGCAGGCTCATCCCAGCCATGTCCGCGGGCCCGGCCGGCTGCTGCTTCGCGATCTTGTCCATCTCCGCCTTGGGATCGTCGATGTTGAAGTGGGGCGCCACGTGGCGCACGGCCGTCTCCTTGGACAGGAACCCGCCTTGCACGGCGGTGTTGGTTGCCGACACGGTGGCGTTGGTCTCCTCGGGCGAAGGCGTGGCATACGGCGGCCACACCAGCTCCAGCTGCGCGCCGGCCACGGTGCCCAGCTTCAGCTCTTGCAGCTTGCCGTCGACCAGCGTAGGGGGCAGCGTCACTTTGCCCACCACGACGCCGTTTTCGGTCACCTTGGGCACGCCAGCCTTCCGCACTGCATGGACGAGCTTGGTCATGAGCCGAACCACGCAGCGGTTCCCGTACTGCTCGCGAAGCTTCGAGGCTTTGGCGTACATGGCGGCGGACCGCTTGTTCATCTCGGTCGCGGTCTTGGGTGCCCCTTCCGCATCTTCCTGGTCGGGCAGCACGCACGCGCAGACCTCGAGCGCGCGGGCCCGCAGCCGCTCGGACTGTTTCGCCGCGGCGTCGGCGGCCGAGCCGTTGCTCTCCAGGTAGTTCGCTCCGCCGCCTTTCTCCAGCTTCAGCGCCGAGTCAGAGCCCAGCTTCACGCTTCCCAAGTCGCCGTCCGTCGTCACCACGGGCGTAGGGTCGGCGTTCCGCACCCCGCTCTTGTGCGCCTGGCTGTCCAGCTCGCCGATGCGGTCGAAGTAGTCGTAAGCCCCGTAGCAATCCGGATCGCCGTCGATGTCCCCGCTGACCTTCATGTTCTGGGTCCACACGATGGGCACGAACCCCATGCCGTGAGCCCGGATGTCTTTCACGTACTTGGGCTTGCCGTCCTTGTCCGTCGCGGTCCAGTTGGGCTCGTCGCCGTCGCCGACCGGCATCGGCACCCACAGGCAATCCAGCTCTTCGTTGATGACCCGACGATACCAGTAGTTCTCTTCCTTCCACTCGCCGGTCTCTTTGTCCTGCACCGACTGCGGGTAGATGTACCGCACCTCCAGCTCTTCCAGCTCGGTGGGATCGTCGTCCTTGAACTTCGGGAAGCACCACCGGGCATCGAACTCTTCGAACACCACGCGCCCCTTGATGATCTTGAAGCCGACGGCCACCGAGCCTTGCGAGCCGCCCAAGTCGCGCACGAGCCCCATCTGCGACCACAGCCCGTAGGTGTTCGTCACGGCGTTGACCCACGCTTCAGTGTCAGGATCGCCGAGCACCTTCCACGTCGGGTGGGTCTGCTCGCTGAACAACAAGTCGCTGAACCGGCCCACGATCGTGCGGCACAGGTGGCACGGCACCGAAGGCCGGCGGTAGCGCAGCGGCAAGTCCGACGTGCTGCCCAAGTCGACGAACCCCATGGGCATCGCTTGCGCCGTGACGATGGCCTCGCGCTCGACCTCTCCCACGTGCCGGGAGCCGTCCCAGTCGATCGCGCAGCTGTCGTGCTGCTGCGTTCTGAAGTAAGCGTAGTACCGATTCAGCTCCACCTGGCGCGGCGACATCCCCAACCGCTTGAGCCGCTCGTTGATGAGCATCTTGTCGTTCACCGCGTCCACCGTGTTGGCGGCGCCGTACACCGGGTCTCGTTGCAGGGTTGATGTCATGGTCCGTTATCCTATCACCACTTGCTGAGTTTCAGTTTCACTCCGCCCACCACGGGCGGCGGCTCTTCGGGCTGGCCCAGCCGGCAGCCTTCTTTGGCGAACCAGCTCGCCATCAAACGATCGCCGGTGTGGTCGTTCGGGTTGTACGCGATCATCTCGCCGATCCACTGCTGGATGTCGTCCACGCAAGCCCCACCGCGGTTCGGGATGATCCACTTGGCCGAGGCTAGCTCAACGCCCATGGCTTCGAGTCCGAACGTCGGATCGGCCTTGTTGTTCCCCGTGGTGAACGGGAGGATGGGCACGGCCGTCGACTCCTGCATGATCTGCACGAGGTAGTCCTGGGCCGCGACGTTCTCGACCACGAAGATGGGGTAGAAGCGCCGGTGGAACTCGATCACCTTGCCGATGATCTCCGTGGCCTTCCAGCGCCCGCTCTCCACCCAGAGCACTTCCCGCGTCCCGTTCGGATGGATGAGCAGCACGAACAGCACGGTCAGGTCGTTGTTGGCGTTCCTGCCCACGCCCAAGTCGACGCCGCAGAACACGCGGCACCCGGGGGGAATGCTGCGAAGAGCGAAGCACGGGTCCTTGCCGTTGCCCCGGGCCAAGCACACGTTGATCCACTCCCGCTTGAAGCGGGCGGAAGCGTCGTCGACCGGCACGCAGTCCAGCTGGATCTGCGACTCGATGGGGCCCAGCTCTATGCGGCGCTTGGCGATGCGCTCGGGTGACCAGCGCTCCGGCCAGGCGCTGCTGCCGTCCGGGTTCTGGATCGGGAACTTGAAGCCGTGCCACAGCGGGTTCATCACGAACCTGTGGTTCATGTCGTCGCTGTTCCACACGTTGCAGATCGAAAGCACGCGCCCGTCGACTGGGGAAAGACGGCCGGGCAGCGTCTTGTGGTACCAGTCCCAGCACCCGTCCCGCATGTACTTGGTGTGCGTGTTGTCCCGGGTGAGCACGTCGTCCAGCACCACGCGGTTCAACCGGGCGCCTTGGATGTTGCTGCCCATGCCCACGACCTGCACCGAAGGGTCCTTCGACATACCCCCGCGACGGCGCACTTTGAGCTGCGACGAATTCCATGGGCCGTTGGGATCTGGCTGCAGCTCTGGGAACACGTCGTGCAGCTCTGGCGACCGCTCGATGTACGTGGCGATGAGTCGGGCGATCTTCGCGGCCTGGCCGCTGGTGGCGGACACGATGGCAAAGCGCAGAGCCGGGTTCTGCCCAAGCTCCCAGAGCGTTCGGGCCACCGACATTTGAAAACTTTTGCCCGCTTCAGGATAGGACCACAGCACCAGGCGGTCGTAGCGGTCGGCCAGCCGGTGCCAGGCCTCCTGCGTGGGGCTCATGTCGATCGTGCCACCAGTTGCCTCGTCCCGCATCACGTAGGTCACGAACGCCCGTATGTTCGTCCGGGCCAGCCGGATGTGCTGGGCCCGCAGCTGCGCGAACCGCTCGACCAAAGTCGGCTCGGCTCGTGCTGCGGCGGAGGCGTTCATCGGGGGGCCTTCTCCATGCTACCGGATCTTGACGGACCCCACGAAGGGAACCTGGGGCACGGCTGCCGCGGGCGTGGGTGGCGCCGTCGGTGCAGGCACGGCTTCGTTGACCAGCTCGGCTTCCACGACCGGACCCTTGGGCATGGCCGGAAGCTTGGACACCTCGATTGGCTCCACGGTCTGCCGCTTGCTCGGGTCGGACAGCTCGGCCAGCACGCGCAGCGTGTCGGCGACTTGCTTGGCCAAGTCTGCTTGGTCCACGCGGGTCTCGTTGGTTCCGGGCTCTGTTCCGGTCGGCGGCGCCCCTGCCCCTGATGGCGCCAGCTCTGGCCGTTTGCCCATGAGGTACTCGAAGAGCAGCTCGGCGAACTCGAATTGCCGCGGGTGCTGCGGGTTGATCGCGGCCGACGTGGCGGCGATGACCAGCATTTCCTGCATGGACAGGTCGATGGTCGCCCCGGTCTTGGGGTCGGTCACCGGGCGTCCGTTCATCTGACGCATCTGCGTCCACATGAGCCGGCGGAACCACAGCAGCCCAGGGCGCTTGTAGATGGCCGGGTCGACCTCCAGGTTGCGCAGCACGTCCTGGTTCAGCGTGAGCAGGTCCATGCCTTCGAACGTCTCGCCAGGCACGGCTTCCTTGCGCGGGACGCGAGGCTTGGCCCGCTTCCCGACCACGGAGGTCTTGTTCAGGTACTTCCGAGCGTCTTTGCCTTTAGGTCGCCTCACTTCATTTCCTCGGCAGTTCCGCTGGATGGGCATGCATCCTGCATGCATACAGCGTTACCGAACCGTGGGCTCGTGTCCCATCCGACAAATAGTCGACCTGCTGCCAGCGCAGCCTCGCCGGTCGACCCGCTGCCAGCGTAAGGATCGGCGACGACGTTGCCCGGGGTCGAATAGGTCTCGATCAAGTAGCGCAGCAGCGGGACGGGCTTCTGCTGAGGGTGCCGACGCTCTGGTGCCGTGGTGCCCACAGACGCGAAGTGCAGAACGGTGGTGGGGAATCGGTCTGTGGCCCCAGCTCGCGATTCGGTCACCCGTGAATGAGCCCCGTAGTTCTCGCCATGCGATGTACGCCTTGCGGCATGAATAGGCGATGCGCCTTCGGTCATCTGCGGGTGGAACACGCCTTTCGACGAAGCCATGCCGGGCCTGAACACCAGGATGTACTCGTGGGACTTCAGCGGCTGCCGCTTCGCATTCAAGTGCCCAGTCGCCAAGCTCTTTTCCCAGATCATGTCGAGCGGCTCGGTTGGTGCCGAGGCTCGCACTTCGCACGCGAAGCGGAACGACAACGCCATAAACACGACCACGCCGGACGGTTGCAGTGCGTGCATCACAGCCGGCCAAAGGCTTGCCATGTCAGCTTTCTTGTCGAAGTTCGCCCGGGTCTCTCCAGACGGAAGGTCGCTCAAGATCAGGTCGACGGAGCCTTGGGTAAGCCCGCGCAGTCCAGCGATTCCGTCACCAAGCAATACAGGTGCCGTCGCGTGCATGTGTCACCGTCCAGTTTCCGCCCGCAGCTTGCGGGCCAGCTTGCGCAGCTTCTCGATTGGCGTGTAGCTCGACAGGAACGGCGCCGGCGGTGGCTCGTCGATGTCGTACTCGCGCAGATACGGCCTAAGGTCGAAGGTCCGCTTGGCCAGCATGACCCTGACTTCATGAAGCCCGGCGTTGAATCCTCGAGCAAACGCCATGGCCTGGAACAGCTTGTCGGTCTCCGGGGTGGCGCGCTCGCAGACCACGGCCTGCAGGTGGGTCCACGGGCCCTCGTTGCCCTTGCTGTGCCGCACGGTCAAGCCATGCCCGCGGTGGATGATGTGCCGGCGGCCGTCGCTCCAGTTGGGCTCGAGGGAGACGGGCTCCCACTGCATGGGGGTGAGCAGCGATGGCCGGAACGGCGTGGTCTGCA